TGTCGGTGACGATGACTTCAGGGAGTTCGACGGAGCGATAACGGAGATCGCTGTCGCCACCGGTGACACCGGGCAGCGTGACTTTGTCTGCGCTGCTGACTTGCTGGCCATTGACGGTGATGACGCGGTGATACGGTTTGTCCCACATTTTGCCGATGTAGGTGCAGTCGGCGATGCGCCAGGGGGTGCCGTTGTCCGAAGCGCGCACTTCGGACAGATACATGGTGGGCCAGAGGGAATGCGGAGTGCCGGGAAAGAACTCGGCGGCCATGAGGTAGCCTGCGCTGATGTCTGTGGTGAAGTTCACCGCAGAGCCGCCCGAGGTGGCGGCGGCTTTAAGTGTGGTGCTGGTGGTGTCCCGCGCAAAGTAGACAGGGGCGATGGTGGAAAGGCTCTGCGGGGTGAGTCCGGCACCGCCGGTGAGACTGAGGAAGCAGAAGCGCTGGCCATCGGAGAAACCGTGTGCTCCATCGGTGGTGGTGATGATGTCGGTGCTTGCAACGCCGGTGATGGCTTTGCGGGCGGTTTGCCATGAAGTTTTCTGCTCCTGGATGCTTTCGAAGTTGGCGCTGATGCTGCGGCTTTCGCTGCGGGAGAGGAGCTTGGTGGGGAGGGTATTGTCGAGACTGCCTTCGGCCTGGATGCTGTAGGCGATGGAGACGCCGGTGTCGATGTGATCGAGATCCATGATGATCATGCCGGGATAGCCGGGAACGGCGTCTCCGGGATTGAGCACGGTGGCGCGATCGGTGTAATACGTGCCACTGAGGGAATCGATGGCGGCCAGGCGTTTGCGCGGTTGAATGGGGTGCTTCCAGAGGGGAAGGTTACCAGCTCCTGCTTGGAAATAGGGACTCATGCTAGTGCGGCAGCGATGGTGGAAAGGTGTTCATTGCTTTTGTCGATTTTGCTGGCGACTCCACCGGCACCGTTTGCCGCTTCGTTTTTACTTTGGGCGGTCTTGTAGGTTTCGGTCTGGGAGTAGTCTCGGGTGCCACCTCTTTCGCCGCCCATGTAGCGGCCGGTGCGCTGCGCGCTGGTGAGGGGTGCGGAGTCGCGGCCGAAGGCATCGTATTTCGGGCGGGGCATGCCGCGTTTGTAGCCGGGACGTGCGGGGTCGGTGGTTTCGTATTCCTTTTCCTGGTTGCGGTCAAACTGATCGAGCCCGTGGAACTTGCTGCCCATCATTGTTTTCTTCGTGACGCCGCCGATGTGGGAGGCTTTGCCGCTGCGGCGGGCTTCGATCTTGTCTTCGAGTCGGAGAGTTTCTTCCGCTTTCTGGCGGGCGAATTCTTCGGATGCCCCCATCTCGCGATAGTATTTGGTGATGTCTTCGATGCGCTTTTCTTTGAGGAGTTTGTCGGCGCCTTTGTCATTGCCACGGGCGCGGAGCCGAAGCTCTTCGAGGCTGCGCATGCCGTCGTTGCGGGAAGTGTTGAGTTCCTTTTGGCGGCGGAGTTTGTCTTCGTGGTCTTTGAGGGCCTGCTTTTCGTGGTCGCGCTGTTTGCGGGCGGCTTCGTCGGCTTCGTCGGCGGCGCGTTTGGTTTCACTGGTCTGCTCTTTGAGGAGGCGGTTGAGCACCATCTGGAGCTGGGTTTTTTCTTCTTCGGCCTGGATCTGCTGCTCTTTGCCAAGGGTGGCATCGACGGGGGTTTCCATGCGCTTCTGCACATCTGCGATGCGCTCGGCGGTGGTCATTTCTTCTTCAGCGGCTTTCTGGCGGGTCTCGCTGAGTTTCTTCTGTGCGGTTTCGATGCGCTTGTTTTCTTCTTCGCGCTTTTTGGCGGCGGCAGCGGCAAGTGTGTCTGCTTTCTTTTTGGCGGAGGCTTCAGCTTCGGCATCGCGGAGCTTTTGATTGGCGGCGTCTTTCTCGGCTTTGGCGGCGGCGGCTTTGGAGCCATCGGCATCAATCTCGGGTTTTTCAATGCCGAGATCAAACATGCCGGTGGCTTTGCCGAGATCGTTGAGCAGTCCGGCGGCGCCTTGAGCGGAGGCGAGGGCGAGGGCTTTGGTGACGTGGGAGATTTTGCCCGACATCACGTCCCATTTGTCATTGAGCTCATCGGCTCCGGCGACGGCGGAATCGCTCATGACGGTGGCTTCGTTCATGAACTTCTGGAGTTCGCCGCGGCCGCTGCTGAGGAGGGGGATGAGTTCGGCGAATCCTTTGCCCATGGCTTCGGTGAGGAGCGGGAGGGCGCGGCCATCGGCGGAGGCTTTTTCGAAAGCATCGGCTAGGGTGAGCATTTGCTGGTCGGCATCAAGGCGGAGGAAGTTTTCGGCTTTGAGTCCGATTTCTTCGAGGCCCTTGGCCATGTCTCCGGTGGGATCGTCGATGAGCTGGCGGCGCAGCTTCAAGATGCCTTTGGAGAGGCTTTCGAGATTGGTGTTGCCGAGGATTTCTGCGGCGGAGCCGAGGCGCTGGAGGGTTTCAGCGGAGGTGTTGAGCTTTTTGGATTCGCTGGCGACCTGGTCGTAAGTTTCCAGGGTGGACTTGCCATAGGCGATGATGGCGGTGGCTCCAACGGCGGCGGCGGCGGAGGTGAGGCTGAAGGCGGATTCAATTCCGCGATTGAGCCCCTTCCCCATGCGGTTCCAGGTGCTTTCGATTTTGGTGGCGTGCTGCACCATCTGGCGCTCTTGCGCGGCCATTCCGGCGTTGAGCGCCTTGCCATCGTAGCCAAACTTTACGGTTGCGTCATCAGACATGTGGGATCGTCAGGGTATGACGATCCTTTGGTGTCAAAAGGCGGGCTCGGAGGTGGCGAGTATTTTGCCGGTGTCATCGCGCAAGCGGACCATGACGGGGTAGCCGAGTTTTTGGGCGGCGGCTTGGACGAACTTGCGGGCTTCGTAGTCTGGGAGGGTGCCGCTGCTATAAACGGCCATGATGTTCAGATCATGCAAGGGTGATACGTTGATGCCAGGAAGGGCATCAAGCTCTGCGGCGATCTTCTGCCACTGGGCTGTTTGGGCTTCTTTGGCTTCCACAGCGCGGGCGCGGGATTCGCGAGTGTTGTGACTGCGGAGAGTGGCTCCCAACCACGCCAGACCGGCCAGAATGCAAAGGAGGTAGAGGTGGCGGGGCTTCATGGGTGGAATGAACGCATGGCGGGGGTGGCGTCAAACTTTGTGCTTAGATCAGCCACTCGCTGAGGATGCCCCGGCGTGCGCGGGCTTTGATCTGGTGGTAGAGGGCCTGGTGGTAGGGGAGGCGGAGGATGGTGGACTGATCCCACCCGAGGAAGCTGGCGAGATCTCCGAGGAGATCGCAGAGCTCGGGTGGGGTGGCTAGTTTCCCATGCCGTCGAGTTCATCCTCCTCGTTTTCCATGGGTTTGGTGAGGGCGCGGGTGATGGCGGTGTTGATTTGATTGGCGAGCTCTGCGGCTTCGAGAACTTCGTTGAAAGGGATGTTTTGTTCCACCCAGCGGTTGAGGTGCTGGATTTGTTTGGCGGGGGGAAGGAGCTGAAGGGCGCTGATTTCTTCGGAGCTCAAAGAGCTGCAGTAGAGGACGCGGCCAGCTTCGGGGCTAAAGTCGCCCATGGTGCGGTAGGTGTGCAGCGGCGGGGCGTTGAGATGGGTGCGGAGATCGCGGTAATAGAACTCGGAGGCGACGCTCAAGGTGAGCTCTTTGTCGTGCCAGGTAAAGCGCTTGGTGAAATCGGAGGCGCGCTGCTGGGGGTTGATGGGGGCGGGTTCGTCGACGAGATTGCCGAGATCGATGGCGGGTTTTGGAGCGGGCGGGGGGATGTCTTCGGGGAGGTTCATGGGAAGGAAGCTGGGGGTTTGAAGGGGAAGAATTTGGACAGGATTGCCGGAGATGGGTCTGGGTGAATCCTGGAATTTGGTCATTCTGTGAATCCTGTTTTACTCCGGATCATGGCGGATGGTTAGATCTGGTAGTCGGTGGGGAGATCGGGATTGGCGGCGGTGATGTCGCGGTAGAAGCGGTGGAGGCGGTGGCTCCAGGTGAGAAGGTGGGAGAGGCCGAGGTGGACGGTGCGGAAGCGATGGGCGTTGTGCGGGATCTGGAGATCGACGTGGTCGTTGCCGATGTTGTGAACGGCGCGGAATTTGTTGTCGTGAAGATCGTGATCGGTGACGACGGTGAAGAGGGCATCGCTGCGCTGGGTCATGGCTCAAAAAGGGATGTCGTCACCATCGGCGGCGGCTGCGGCAGAAGCGGCGGCAGGTTTGTCTTTGGCTTCAGAGGGCCAGAGATTGAGGATGACGCTGTCTTCGCCTTTGGCACGGGCGAGAGAGGCGGTGATGGGGTTGAGCTGCTCGGCATCGATGCGGAGAAAGATGCGGCCTTCGTCGGTGGTGAAGGCTCTGCCGATATGGCGGGTGCGGTATTTCTTTTCGCCGGAGCCGGTGGTGTATTCGCCGACCTTGATGCTGATGTCGTGGGTGTGTGTTGCGGGCATAATGGGAGTGGGTTTTAAATCTTCACGCCGAGGACTTTTTGGACGCGGGATTTGTCTTCAGACTTGGCGTCTTGGGCGACCGCCGCGCCTTTATGAAAGGGGGTTTTGTGCTGGATGATGATGTAGATTTTGGAGTATTGGCGCTTGCGGAGTTCGCGCAGGCAATGGAGGGCGTGGAGCTGCCGGCCGAAGTGGGTTTCGGCATACTCTGGGAAGACAAGCTGATCGCGGTGGAGGGCATACCAGAGTCCGTTGTCGGAGCGGGGCGCTGAGGGCAGAAGATTGGAATGGAGAGAAAAGCGGGTGAGGCGATAGACGTGGTTGTCTTTGGGACCGGTGATCTGGATGAGGGCGGAGCCGAGTCCGATCAATCCGAGGGCTCGGTCTTGATCGGTCGTTTCGATGTAAGGGCCGGTGACTTCGGAAGAAAGTGGGTGCCCCGTTTGAAGAATCCAAGAACCGAGAGCGGCTTCAATGCTGATCATGCTGCGGCCTTTCTGCGCTTCGAGAAGGAGGCTGCGGTTGTGCATGGCACGACATGCCAGAAGATACGGGTGCAGGGTTTCGGTGGCGAGGAGTCCCTTGGGCTTGCCGTTGTTGAAGGACTGGCGGAGGGCGCTGGTGTTGTGGAGGCCGTCGTCACTGGCGGGTTTGAGATTCCATTCGGTGATGTCGTGGCCTTCGCTTTGGTTTTTCCGCATGGTGACGGGGCGTGCTCCGATCTTGAGAGAGGCGAGCGCGGCGGCTTCGTGGGTGTTGCGGGTGGTGAGCCAGGAGAGGTCCATGGGGAGAGGGGGAGGTTTGATTGGCCGCAAAGTGGCGCAAAAAGAGGAGGAAAAATTAAGAGGCTGCGGCTTCTGCTTGGGCTTTGGTTTCCTCTTCTTTGAGCTTCTCAGTGAGAATTTTCATGAAGAAGAAGGAGGCGAGAAGGGCCACGCCTGTGAAGACAAAGGAATGGTAGGCGAGAAACGCCGCCAAAATCATGTGATAGCTGAGATTCACCCAGGCTGGAATGTGGTAGGTGCCTTTGCGTGAAGCGATGAGTTCAAGCCGGAGTTTTTTCGCTTCATCACTGGACCCACAATAGAGCAGGACGATTGCAAAAGTGAGGAAGCACACGGCCCAGGTGATGACTTGGGCGAGCTGCGCGAGTCCATTGTGGAAGGTGATGCCGAAGTAGAAACAGGCGGCGATGAAGCCGTTGATGAGAATCCATTTGGCAATGGCGGAGAGGAACTTTTTCATGGTTGTGTTGGAAAACAAAAACGCGTGATCGTGGGGAACGATCACGCGTGCGTGAGAGGGGGTGATCGTCAGGGGATGGGAGTGGCGTTGCCACTGCGGCTTACATGAAGGGGCAGTGGATGAGATTGAAGGTGAACTCCTGGCCTTTGCCGGTGCGGGATTTTTTGAATTCGGGGTCGCGGCTCTGGATGGTGCCCATGGAGAGCTGGATGCCGAAGACTTCGTCGTCGATGAGATTGCCGAGACTGGTGACGATGTCGGCGTCTTCGAGGGCGGCGAGGCCCTGGAGGGCGCCGCCTGCGGTGCGGATGGGCATGCCGGTGAATTTGATTTCAACGCGGGAGTTCCAGCCTTCGGCGTAAAGAGATTGGGGGACTTCGCCGCCGTTGCGAACGCCGATGACGTCCATGTAATCGCGCTTCGGGGAGACGGTGAAGTCGTCCATGAGGAAGAGGCCGCTCTCGGAGATGAGGGAGCCGGGACGGGTTCCGGCGGTGTAGAGTTCAGTCATGGCGTTTGGAATGAGGGGTCAGAGGGGAGTGGGGAAGTCTGAGCTTGTGCGGGGCGCGGGATGTCAAACAGCGAGGCTGCTGTTCCAGAAGCTGGAGATGGTGTAGGGGGCGGTGAGGGTGAGGACGTTGGTGTCTTTGTTGTGATCGCTTTCGGTTTTTTCGGGGAGGATCTGCTGGACGTTCCAGCCGGTTTTTTCTTCGGTGGTGAGGGTGGAGACCCAGATGTCCCAGGCGTCGCGGGAGTCGGGATCGTTGCTGAGGAGAGCGCGGAAGGCTTGGAGCCAGGTCTCGGCCTGGGTGGAGGTGCTTTGGCCGGTTTCGGTGCCGAGCTGGACGGTGAGGGTGAGCTTGACGTTGAGGGAAAGGAATTCGTCGGTGCTTTCGGGGTTGGCTTCGACTTCGACGAGGAGGTTGGGATTGGTGATGGCGTCGGTGCTGGTGAGGTGCCTGCGCTGGACGGTGAGGAGGGCGGGTGCGCCGTATTGGAGAGCGGCGGCGCTGGCGAGGTAGTCGCTGAAGACTTTGGAGAAGTGGGCGGCGGGGGCGAGGGCGGGCATGGCGGAGGGGGAGCGGAGGGTGGTGGAGTCGAAACATGAAAAAGCGCCGGTGCCGTGGAGAGAACGGACACCGGCGCTGCGGGGCGGAGCGAGGGGAGAGGGGTTTAGGCGGGGATCACGGCGCCTGCGGCGATGGGATCAAAGTTCACCAGCGTGGTGGAGGTGGCGACACCGAGGACGGTGACATACATGCCGGCTGCGGCGTCTGCAGGCGGGGCAATGGCGCCTGCGGTGGCGGAGAGGATGAGGATGTCGCCGATGGTGTTGGTGATGCCGAGATTGGCGGCGGGGTCTTTGGTGACGAGGTTGACCTTTTGGCCGGTGGAGCCACCGGATTCGAAGTAACCAGCGACGACGGATTTGGCGAGGACGTTGGCATCGGCGAGGCCTGCGGTGCCGGTGGTGGTGATGTAACCGGGCTGGCCTGCGGTGACGGCTTCAGCGAGGGTGACGATCTTGCGGCGGGCATTAGGCCCTGCGATGACGGCGGTGGCGGTTTGGGATTTGTCGGCCATAAGGGGAAGCGGTGAGGGATGGGGTGAAGCGGGAGACGTGGTCCTTTGATGAGGCGGGGGATGTCAATTTCAGGCGTTGAGTTTGTTTTTGCGCAGGGCGACGCGGATCTCGGCGCGGATGCGGTGGGCGAGGCGCTTTTTGCGTTTGTCGCTTTGGAGGACAAACTGAATGCGGCGCTGCAGGTCATTGGCGCGGCCGTGCTTGGCGGAGTTGGTGATGGTGATGCCGTAGCTGCCGATTGCGCGGTGAATGCGGATGCTGCCGAGGGTTTTGCCGTGGCGGCGTATCCAGGCTGGGAGGGAGACTTTCAAGGCATCGGCGGCGGGTTTGAATCCGGCGGCGAGAAGTCCGACGTGAGACTGCTGAACTTTGATGTAGGCGAGGACTTTGGGGATTTCGGCTTCGCTGATGCGGACGGTGGGTTTGGAGCCTTTGACGCGGCCGTTTCTGCCGCGTCGTTTTTGGTGCTCCATTCCTTCATCCCAGCCACTTTGCATGGAACGCACGGCATCGGGGGCGCTGAGGTCCAGCCATTGGGGAATGCGGTTGGGGTGGTTTTTGAGGATGTTCCAGTATTGCTTGGCGATCTCGGGCGTGGAGTAAGCCCGGATCATCGGGTAAAGCTTGGCCGGGGTGGCGTAGACGAGCCAGACGTCTGAGAGCACGGCGTTTTCGCCGCGGCGCTGGGATTCTTTGTTGGCCTTGCCCATGCTCGGCGGGGTGATGGCGACGATGTCTTTGATGAAGCCTTTGGCGTCGGTGTCGATGGCGGTTTCGATGATGCGCTGGGCATCACGCGGGACTTGCTTCAAGCGTTTGAGCAGGGTGCCGAGGTGGACTTGGCAGGTGGGCATGGTCTGCTATTGCGCGGTGGGTTGGGAGGCTTCGAGTGTCCAGTAGATGCCGTAGGGGGAGAGATCGACGCCGCCGGTGTCGATGCGGTATTCGGTGCCGGTTTCGACGTGGGTGATGGGCTGCGGGCGGGTCTCGCCGGTGGCGGTGAGGACGCGGGTTTTGGGGAGGATGGAGCAGAGGATGATGGCGCTGATTTTCCTCTGCTGAACTTTGCCGCCGAGGTCGGCGTAGTTGTGGCCGCGCTCGGTGAAGATGCGGGCTTTGCAGCGGAGGCCGTCGATGAGGATCGTGCCAGGTGCGCCGATGTTTTGGGCGTGGATCTTTTCGGCGGCTTTGTGTGCGGCGTCTGCGGACATGCGGGAAGCGCGGTGTCAAAGCATGAAAAAACGCGCCGTTCCCCCAACCAAAAGGAACGGCGCGTGAGGTGCCCAATGAAGACCGCTGCACTGTTTCAGCGGTGATGGGGAGGAGGTGTCAAAGAGAACGGCGGAGATAGGCGGCGTGCTCAAAGGTGTGGCCGCAGGAGACGATGTGCTTCACTTCCCAGCCATCGGTTTCGCAGAGGGTGAGGGCGCGGGCCATTTCATCGGGGTGGAAGAAGAGGGTCTTCCATTCAACCGTGGGAAGGGCGGACTTGGGGGTTTTGGTGGGAGCGGGGTCTTTGGCCATGGGTTTGGGCGGGTGTCAAAAAAAGCCCGGTCCTCGTGAGAGAACCGGGCTTTGCATGAACGCTATCTACCACTGAAAAAAACGATTAACCGAGGAGTGTGGCGACGAATTCGGGCTTCCAGACTTTGACGCCGTAGAAGACGAAGATCTTGATCACGTTCATACCGTAGCCTTTGTAGAGGGCCATGTCGAACACGAGTCCAGTAACGGGATCGTAGAGCACGGTGTGCTCTCCGGCATCGCCACCAGGGGGCTGCGCTGGCGGGCGCATGGCGAGTTCAATGGCGCTCTTGTGGTAGGCGATGTTGCCGGTGTAGCTGGCGCCGATGGTGAGCTCTGAAGCGGTGGTGCCGGCCACACGCAGACCGGGATGATTGATGATCAGATCCCCGGAGGTGGCGGTAAGCCCTGTTTTCACCACGTATTTGTTCGCGGTGTCGGTGTCGAGCGCGATGACATCACCTGCGATGAAGCCGGTGGTATTCACGGTGCCGCCTTCGAGTCCCAGAGTGGTGGAACCAATGGCATGAGCACCCGTGAGGTCATAGCCTGCGCCTGCGCCTGCAGTATGGGATGCCACACCTGCGGAGGTGCGGATGGAGAAGCCGCTCAGATTGAGCAGCTCACCACGGCGGAGAGGGACATCGCTGCCGGCCTCGTTGGCTTTGGTGATGTTGGAGAGGTTTCGAAGATTGGTGCCGGCCAGGGTGTTGATGATGAGGGAAAGGTTTCCGTCTTCCATGGGTGCACCGTTGTCTTCGAGGATTTGACGAACGGCATTGAGGCTGTTGATGTTCGAAGCGAAGGGTGTGGTGCCTGCGGTGCCGGTGGCACGGGAAGCGCCATTCTTTGCGGCGATGCCGATTTTGCTTTCGATCTGATTGCGAATGGTGCGGATGCCTTGGGCCATGAGCTGCTGCAAAGCGGCTTCAGCACCAACGGTGTTGGCGAGCTTGAGGTATGTTTCACCTTTCAAAGGAATGCTGGTCCCGGCCACGAGATCAAGCGTCATGGATTCCGTGGCTGTGGTGAGATCAGTCGCATCGGGCGGAGTCATGGCCGGAGTGTAACTGGTTTCCACGGTGGGCTGCTGCGTGCGCAGAGAGGTGACGGTGCCTCCAGTGCTGATGCCGGTGGCTTCGGAATTGACCATGACGCCTTGAGCAAATCCGCAGGGCTCTGCGGCGACTTGATCACGGGCGGCATACATGATCTCGGTGAGTCCGGTCATGGAGATGTCGTTGGTGGCGCAACGGGCGCGGGGCGTCCAGTTGGTATCGAGCATGTTGGCCCCGAGGAAGAAGGCGACGGCGAAGGTGCCAGCGGATCCCAGCGGGCCAAAGAGAGAATGGGCGTGAAGGGTGATGCCGACGAGGGCAACCAGGAAGGCGATGAGATTGAGAATGCGGAACGTTTTCATTTGTCGGAGTTTTGGAGTGGGGGTGTGTGCTGCTGGGTTCTGAAGTGCGGAGGGATCAGGCGATGATTTTTCCTTTGGCGGCCATGAAGGCGTTGCGCTGGTGGTGGTCCATGGCGTTGAACTCAGCCTGGGTGATGGTTTTGACGGTGGCTGCGGCACCGCCTGCGCCTGCGATGGGGGGATTGCCTCCGGCGGAACCGGCTGCGCCGTTTTTGATGAGGGCGTTGAGGCGGATGTTTTCGGCTTCAACAGCGGTGATCTTGTCGGTGAGGGGTTTGGTCTCGGCGGTGATGAAGTTTTTGAACGCGGTCTTCACGGCTTCGTCTTCGAAGTCGATGACGACGTTTTTGTCCTTGGGCTTGAAGCCATCCAAAGCGGCTTCGAATTGGGCTTCGGTGGCATCAGCCGGGATTCCGGTGACACCGAGGAGGGCGGCGAGTTTGATGAGGTTTTTCATGGAGATGCGCGGTGGCGTAGCTGGAGATGGGGTGTCAAAGAGGGCGGCCGGGAGCATGCGGAACTTGTTGGCCCACTTGGGCTGGAAGGCTTTGGCTTTGGCTCCGGTGATGATGGCGTCGGCGAAGCCGGCATCGACGGCTTCCTGGCCGAAGAACCAGGTGCCGAGCTCGGCTTTCATCAGATCGCGGATGGCGGTTTCGTCTTTGCCGGTGCGCTCTACGTAGAGGGAGACGATGCGGTCTTCGAACTGCTTGGTGATGCTGGCGGCGGCGGCCAGATCGTCGGTGTTGCCAACGGCTCCGCCGGTGACTCGGTGAATCATGACGCGGCCGTTTTCGGCGATGCGGATGGTGTTTCCGGCGAGCATGATGACGCTGGCCATGGAGGCTGCGAGGCCGGTGATGTTGACGGTGATCTGCGCGCCGGAGTTTTTGAGAGCGTCGTAGATGGTGAAGCCGTCATTGCAGTCGCCGCCGGGGCAGTCGAGATTCAGCGTGATGTTTTGGATGCCGCTGACGGCTTTGAGCTGGGCGACGAAGTCTTTGGCGGTGACGCCCCAGTAACCAATTTCATCGTGGATGTCGATGGTGATGGAGTCGGCGGAGGCCGCATTGCGGGCGATGTTGAACCATGTGTTTTTCACATGGGTTCTGGTATGTCAAAGCGGGGCGCTTTATGAAGCGGGAGCTGAAGCGGCGGCGAGGTCGGCGGCGATGGACTCGGGGCTGAGGGCGGCGACGAGGCCGGAGGCGGCTTGGAGTTTGGGGGATGGGATGGCGAGGATGGTGGCGATGCTGGCGGGGACGTTGACTTCTTTGCCGTATTCGACGGCGTAGGCAACGAGATCGATTTTTTCGCGGACGCTGGCTTTGCGGACGGTGTCGGCATCGTGACCGTAGCGGGCTTCGATGTAGTCGGCGGCGGTGAGGAGATTGGCGTCCATGCGCTCCATGTCGCCTTTGTTGTCGCGGCCGAGATCGACGGAGGGATCGGGATCGGCGATTTGATCGACGGCGGCCCAGTCTTCGACTTGGGCGAACTGCTCGAGTGCGCCGCCTTTCATCATGGCATTGCCGATGACTTTTTCCCAGATCCACTGGAGAAGGGGCTGCAGGAGGAGGCGGAGGTTTTGATGGGCGCGGCGGACTTGCTCGATGAGGCCCCGGTATTCGGTGCCGCCGACTTTGCCGCGCATGAAGATCCACTCGGGGGGGTAGCCGAAGCCGAAGATGAAGGGATAGAGGAGATCCTGGAGGATGTCGCGGAAGGGGACGGCTTCGGTGTTGGAGGTGAAGAAGTTGAAGGCTTCGTCGGTGGAGAGGGGGATGAACACGGCGCCTTCGCCGATCTCGGCAAAGCGTTTGCCGGTGTCGGTGGCGGGGGTGCCGGTTTGCTCTGAGACCATGATGTTTTGCATGGACTTGATGGTCTTGCCATCGCGGGTGGTGGTGGCGCCGAGCAGAGAGGAGCGGACTTTAGCGCTGTGTTTGCGCAGGGCTTTGAGATCGAGGTAGTCGAGGAGGTCTTCGTTGCTTTGGAAGATGGCGGGTTCGCCGTGGTATTGATTGAAGCGGCGGTCGTTTTTGAGGTGGAAGATGGTTTTTTGGCCGAACGAATTGTAGACTTGGATGTCGGTGAACTGGGTGGGCTGGCTGTAAAGGGGGCCGGTGCTGGTGTTGATGCGGACGGTGGTGAGCTGATCGAGCTGATTGAACTTGAGGCCGTCCATCCAGCGGCCATCGGTGAGCTGGGCGGTGGTTTGATTTCCGGAGGTGAGCTGATCGCGGAGGAAGGTCTGGATCTGGATGGCGCGGCGGGAGCGATCGTGCAGGGACCACTGCTGGGTGGTTTCGTCTCCCATGACGATTTGCGGGAGGCATTCGCCTTCGCCGAGGAGAGCGGAGAGCCAGCGGGGCTGGAGATCGTAGAAGGTTTTTTCTTTGCGGAGATCGACGGCGGGGCTGTCTGCCCAAAGGCGGAAGTGGCCGGTGGCGGCTTTGGCGAAGTCGCGATTGGCGGAGACGGATTTGAGGGCGACGCCTTTGCCGGTGGCTTCACGGGGAAGGGACTGGCAGGCGTATTCGAGCTGGGGGATTTTTTCCTGCAGGAAGCGGGAGATTTGCACGCGATCGCGTGACCTCTGCATGCGCTCGATCTCTTTGGAGGACCAGGGCTGGTAGACGGGATAGGTGCGGGTGCTGCCGGTGGAGGCAGGGAGATTGCCTGCGGAGTTTTGGGGGCCGCTTTTTTTGGCGGTGGAGCGGGGTGTTTTGAGGCGGGACATGGGCTTTAGCAAGCGGCGTTGTCGAGGGCGATGGCGGGGGCGGAGGTCCAGCGGATGCCGAAGGGTTTGCGGTAGGATTCGGCGGTGGCTCCGGCGATGAGGTCTTCGAGTTTTTCGATGGCGGCTTTGAGAGCGAGGCGGTGGCCTTCGGGGGTGGCACTACGAAACTGAAGGGTGCTGGAGCTGCCTTTGAAGGTGGTGGCGGTGACTTCGGCGTCGCCGTTTTCGGCGAACTGCTCATAGAGTTCGTAGAGCCAGGTCTTCTGCGCGGCGTAGTCGGTGGCCGGGTATTTGTTTCTGGCGCGGAAGAGGTAGTCGTCGGTGAGCTCTGAGAGATTGGCGGCCATGGGGGTGGTGGGGTGTCAATGGGTGGCGGGCTCGGTGGATTCGAGGACGCGGATGGCTTCATCGAGGCAGTGGCGGGCTTTGCGGAGATCGCCGATGAGATCGCCTTTGAGGCGGAAGCAGTATTCGATGGCGTCGGTGCGGCGGGAGTCGACGAAGGCGGAGCCGCTGCTCTGCATGCACTTTTCGAGATCCCAGGGGGTGACGGGGCCGGAGTAGTGGGGAGGGGTTTGGGGGTCTTGTTTGGCTACCGTTGCCGCAGCTAAAGCAATCCGGAATTTAAGGCGTTCGTTTCCCCAGTCCGGAGGACCGTTTACTTCAGCCCACCACGAAGCCCATGACTCACAACCATTGTCAACACATAGGCGTGTGTATTCAATCTTCTCACCTTTTTTATATGCTGCCTTCTCTGCAGCCCACTTATCAGCGGAGAGGGTCTCGATTTCGTAGTTTTCTGGCACATCCATCCAAAGCATTTCCGAATCATCGCCTTTCTGGCACCAGTGGCTCCAGATTCCGGCTTGCCGCTTAAAACGAATTCTTTGACCTCCGTTCCAAGCTTGTTTCAGTTTTGCAAAAGGGTCGGTTTGTTGGCTGGTATTCATGGCAGTGGGTGGGTTGGTATTCATCGAGTTGGATTAAAACTTCAGGACACCGGCGGCGCGGGCGATTTGGGAGGCCAGGAGGCCGTATTTGCCGCAGTCGCCGAGGTGGTCTTGGGGGACGCGTTTCCATTGGCCGGTCTGGCGGTCTTTTTGCTGGTTGGAGAGGCCTTCTTTGAGGGCGTGATCGTAGTCGATGGGGATGATGACGCGGGGTCCTTTTTTGCGCTGGATGCGGCGGCCGTAGAATTCGTCTTTGAGCTGGGTGTCGGAGTAGGTGTAGAGCTTGAGATCGGGACGGGAGGCTGCGCGGGTTTCGTTCCAGGTGCCGATGGCTTTAGGCTCACCTTTGACGGGCCACCAGAAGCCGTCGCTGGCTTCGCAGACGTCGTAGACTTCTTCGGTGTTCCAGGAGGAATCCATGAAGCCGCGCTGGGGCTGGAGCTTTTGGCTGGTTCCGGCCAGGTAGTATTTCCGGGCCTCGGTGAATTCTTTGGAGATGAGATCGCGCTCGGCAACGACCGTGCCCCAGTCGATGTAGTAGAGATCGCCATTGGACATGACGGCGATGACGGCCCAGTGGGTGGCTTTTTCGCCGGGGTCGGCGGTGAGAAACATGATGACCGGCATCGTGGGGACGATGCGGCGGGCGTAGTCTCCTTTGAGTGCCAGGATGTGTTTGTCGGTGATATTGTAGGCTAGAATGGACCAGGGGAGGGCGAGGTAGCTGTTGTAGAAGTTTTGGAGGCCGGTGGTGATGAGATCGCCTTTTTCGAGGAACTCTTTGGCCATGTCGCCAAAGGTCATCTTGGGGGCGTAGAAGGAGGGGACGCGGTAGCTGCGGTCTGAGAGGGGGGCGTTTTTATTGTGGTGATCGACTTCGTATTTTTCGATCATGCCGAGCTTGTCGTCGTCGGTGATTTCGCAGCCGTGGTGGGGGCAGATGTAGCGGATGGTGCGGCGGACGATGTCGAGATCCCAGGAGCCATCGGCGCGGTGCGCGGCGGGTGACCAGATGAGGGAGCGGTAGTCATCGGAGAGGGCGCGGGTTTGCTCTTCTTCGAGGACGTTTTCGAGTTCGTCATCGGCGGCTTTTTCTCCGCCGCGGCGGACTTCGAATTCGAAGGGGAAGAATTCGCCGCAGTGCGGGCAGGGAATGTGGAAGTGGGACTGGGTGCCGCGCAGGTAGGTCTTCCACGCGAGGTGATTGGGGGTATTGGGCGTGAAGTCCATCATCTGGAGTTCGAGGCCGCGAAATTCTTTGGTGCGCTCGAACGCGAGCTTGATGGGATGGGCTTCGGGGGTCTGCTCTTTTTCGTGGTGCTGGACTTTGGCGGCTTCGCAGATGTAGACGATGCCCTGGGTGGAGCCGGAGGTGGAGGTGTCTGAATTGATGCCTTCGAAGACGATGTAGCCGCCGGACATTTCCATGGCGAGCTTGCGGAATTTGGAGGAGTCGAAGGGCTTGTGGATGCGGAGGGAGTGATTGGCCTCGATGAGGGCGCCGAGGCGCTTTTCGCTGATTTCGGTTTTGAGCCAGTCTTCGGAGTTGCCGAGGATGAGGCAGGGCATGGGGGAATGCGGTATGCGATAGGCGAGGATGAGGACGCAGCAGGTGGTCTTGCCCCACTGGGAACCGGCGGTGAGGGTGAGGGAGCGGACGCCGCTGGAGGGGTGGCCGCATTCCAAGATCTCGCGCATCATGGGACGGCGGCGGGTGCTGAAGGGCCCGGAGGAGGCGGGGGCCATGCTGGGGGGGAGCACGATGTTTTGCTCGCACCAGTCGGTGACTGGCGGGGCGAGCTCAAACGCGAAGTCTTCGCGGAGGAAGCTGGCGAGGCGGGAACTCATGCGGCGCGGGCGGAGGGGCAGAGCTGATCGAGGGCGTCGATAGCCTGCTGCAGCTGCGGATTGAAGCGGTTGAGGAGCCAGTTGTTGCCGCCGCGAATGGCGGTGGCTTGATCCTGCGGGTTCATGAGGGGCGCGGCTTCGGCGGGCATGTTTTGCATGAGGTTGCGCAGGGGGATGAGAAAGCCGGAGCGGAAGGTGGCGAACTCATTGGCGGGGATGAGGCGGCGGGTGTCGATGAGCCACTGGGTGTGCTTTTGCAGCGCCTTCTCGTAGTCGGCACGGAGCTTGATCAGCATGTTGGCGTGGACGCAGGCCATGGCCTGGTCTGGGGGGATGGCGGCGCCGAGCTTGTCGACGCCACCGAGGCAACGGAGCCACATTTCGAAATGCTGGCTCCAGAGCATCCAGGAGGCCTTCAGCATGCGCTCGGGCTCGGCGAGCTGGGAGTCGGGGACGCGGAGCTCGCTGGGGAGATCGGGCGGGGCGAGCGGGGAGGCTGCGGCCATGACGCCGACTTGGGCCTGGCTCATAGGCTGCGTGGCTGGCTGCGACACCGCCGCGATCATGGTGGTCTGATTGAAGCGCACCCAGTCGGGGTGATTTTCCTCAACATGTCGCTGAGCCGTGCGCACGGATTTGCCGATGCTCAGGGCATAGGCCTTGACCACCGCTGCCATCGCCCTGGATTTTGTTGCTGCCATGTCGCGTTTTACGACGAAGCGACAATGTCAAAACGGAAACGACACCAACGGCGGCTGTTTTGTCGCATAATGTCGCGTCGCGACATCCCCCAAAAAGCCAAAGTTT